GCGGCACCCAGACCTGGCTGTATGAGATCGCGCGCGTGTTGGTATCGCAAGGGCATGAGGTCACCATCTTCTGCTATCTGCGGGGCGCGTTTGCCGACGCGATGGAAGCTCACCTCGACGTCGAGATCACGCAGGTGCCACCCATGCGGACCGACTTCGACCTGGCCATCGTCAACCACAACACCTGCCTGGCGGCGTTGGGTCGCCTCGACTGTCGCAAGGTCTACACTCAGCACGGCCCGTCGCATCGGTTAGAGATCGCCAGCGCCGGTGCGGACGTGTATGTGGGGGTGTCGGAAGAGGTCGTCGCTACGCTGGCAATGGCCGGGCGTGAGATGCCCAACCTCATACGCAACGCAGTGGATCTGGAGCGGTTCCAACCGGCGCCCACGGGCAACGAGCGGCCGCACGTACTGATCCTATGCAAGAACCAGTTCGGCACGTCGATGGTGGCCCAGGCGTGTGAACGGCAGGAATTAACCTACACCAGTATCCAGTGGGACCGCAATCCTACATGGGACATATCCGACGAAGTAAAACAGGCCGACATCGTCGTCAGTTATGGCCGCGGTGCGGTAGAGGCGATGGCCTGTGACAAGGCGGTTATCGTGTTTGACGCGCGCCGGCAAGAGCCACGGGCCGACGGGTTCATCACGGCCGACAACGTGGCGCATCTCTCGCAGTTCAACTTCTCCGGTCGGGCTAACGGCCAGGTATGGAGTATAGAAGACATAGAGGCGGCACTCTACGCGTTCGACCCGTCCATCCACACGGGGTTTGGTCGCGCGCGCGCCACGCGTCACCACAACGTCGACGCGGCCGCAAACAAGTATATGACGTTTATCACACCAGATTGGATGTCCTTCCACGACGACCAACTGGCAGAAATCAACCTATAGGGGTTAACATGGCAAGCAAGAAGGACGAGAAGACCGATAACCAGAGCGAGTTGGATATGACGACCCAGGCGCTATTTGACGCAGCGCAGGCCGAAAAAGACGACCTGGGCGACTTGGAGCCACTAATTGAGCCGGACCCGACGCCGAGCATGGAAGAGGCAACGCCGGCCGAGGCCAATAGCAGCCTCTTAGGGCAGTTGATTGGCGAGATGCAGGCCAACCCGGCCGGGCGCAAGGATGTGTTCGAGGAATTGGCGAAAGATCCGACGATCCGCAAGCAGATGGGGCTCAAGGCGGGGCAAGGGCAGCCGCAAGGCGACTATCGCCGCAACTACGCGGCCGAGCCTGCGCTGCGCGTTTTTGGCGGCGTCGAAGTGGCGCATGAGGCGGGCTTTGAGCCATTGCCTCCGAGCTTTATTCAGCGATATGTCGCCGATGCCGGCGGCAAGACCGACGACCCTGCCCTGGCAACGTGGGACGAGACGGGCAAGCCGATCAAAACGCCCGAATACAAAGTGTTTATCGACCATCACTTGGCCGGTACCAAGATGGACGGCAAAGTGCGGTTTGATATCGCTGCCGACAACTTCACGCCCGGCGATACGGGAGTGGCCATCGGATGAACGGCAACACGCCTATCGACCGCGCCGACCCTGTTGTTGCGGGGCAGGTAAAGCAGGCGACCACATTCGGCGCTGTGGCGCTGTATGACGTCGTTCAGGTCGGGACGGCGTTGTCGGTCCCACAATTAACGACAACCGAGCGCAACGCCCTTACAGCGACCAATGGGTGGATCATCTACAACACGACCGACAACAAGATGCAGGCGTATGAGAATGGCGCCTGGGCGAACCTCATTTGAGGAATTGATATAAATGTTATTATCTGACGGTATCACACTGGTTTTAGATCGGGTTGGGCTGGATTCGACCAATACGAGCTTCAAAGACCAGACGCGCCGCTACCTAAACCTGACGGCCATCGAGATCGCCAACCTGCTCAAGTGGTGGTGGCTCGATCGCACGACGACTTTCCGCACGACCAAGACGTTTACCATCACCGGCGCGTCGGGGACGTTCACGGTGGGCGAGACGGTGACGGGCGGCACATCGAGCGCGACGGCGGTCGTTGATTCGCACGACACGACCAACAGCCTGCTTTATGTCTACTCCGAGAGTGCGGCCTTTACGGCGTCCGAAACTATCACGGGTGGTACATCGTCGGTGACGGCAACCTATGCGTCGAGCGTCAACACGCGCGTCTATACGCCAGTGTCGGGGGCTGTAACGGCGTGGTGGTCGTTCATGAACGAGACGGACGAATGGCCTATTGAGATCATCGGGCCGGATGAATACGACCTCTGGGACGAGGATCGCAGTTTAACGGGCTCAGTCTATAAAGCGTTCTTGGGTGGCGTGGATGCGACCACGGGCTATCCGACGGTCGAGCTCTACTATACGCCGGCGACAACCAACCAGGTTATCCGGTCGCGGTACCAGATCGGCATAGATTCGTGGACCTCGTCCAACGATTCGACCTCGTTCTTAGCGTTGGGCATTCCGCAGATTGCCGAGTCGGCGTTGATCTATGGCGCGACCAAGCTCTATCTGCAGGAAAAGGGCGATGAGTCGGGGGCGCAGCGCGAAGCGGGCGAGCTCGCGCGCACGGTCCAGTTGATGAAGAAGCAGAACCTATTACAGCAGGGCAATCGCCGTTATCCGGCGTCGTCGCAGTCGCAGAGTTTCCTCGTTCGGACCGACAACTCGTTGGTTGTGGATAGCGCCTAATGCCTATTGCAGCCGAGACTATCCAATACGGGCCGTGGCCGATGGGGGTGCGCTACGACCTGCCGGCCGAAGATATCCCGCCGGGCGGCATTCGCACGATGCAGAACACGCGATTGACGCAGGCGGCGGCCGTCGAAAAGGCGCTTGGCACGGTATCGTATCAATCCTTGTCGGCTATTGCTGGCAACCCAACGGTCACGGCCTGCGGCGAGTTTCGCGTGCCGTCAACCGGGACCGAATACGACTTCATTATTGCCGGTGCGAAGATGTACTACTATAGCAGCGGGTGGTCTGATATTACCGGGGCGGCGACGATCACGGCCGGAGACGACAACACATTTGAGTGGACCCGCTCCTTTGATACGCTGGTGCTGACCAACGGCGTCAACGGGCCTATCAAGTGGACCGGCGCCGGCAATGCCGCGGCGTTGGGGGTATCGTCTCGATTCACGACCGCCGATCACGTCGCTTTCTTCGATAACCGCACCTGGTTCGGCAACACCAACGCCAACGAGGATCGTTTGTGGTACTCGGACGCCGGCGACCCGGAAACATATGGGGCGACGAGCTTCTACAACTTAGGCTCGCCGATCACCGGCCTGCAGCCCCTACAGAATGCGCTGGCTGTCCATACCGAAGATTTTATCTCGGTGCTCATACCGACCGGCAACGGGACCGTCCCCTATCAATTACAGCAGCGCACGTCGTCGGACCCGCGCAACCCGCAGCAGGGCGGCACGCATTCGGGGCGCGCGATTGTGACGATCCCGGGCAACGCCCAGGTCTTTGTCTTAGACGACGGGGTCTATATGTGGGCCGGTGGCGAGCGTATTGAGAAGGTTTCCTATGCGCTCGATCTCGGGTATTGGGACGAGGTCAACCGCGCGCGCTTGCAGCAGTCCTTCGCCGTCTACTATGCAGCAGAAAATGAAGTGTGGTTCTGGCTGCCATATGGCGACGGGCAAACAAATTGCAACCACGTCATGGTTATGAGTTTGCGCCATCGCTATGTGCATGAGGCGACCGGCGACACGCATTTTGCGTGGTATGGGCCACTAAACGGCGCCACAACGACCTTCGACCGCAACTGCGCGGCCATCATCGACAATAAACCGCACGCCGGCACGTTCGACGGCAAGCTGATAGATCATCGGCCGGCCAACATCTTCGCGCAAGAAGGTGCAGCCTACGAGGCCAACTTTGAGACGGGCGCACCGGCGCCGATGGGATCGGACGTTGACCTGCGCTGGCTCTATACGCGCACCTACTACGACGCGCTCGGCAACTACTCGTTGAGCGTTGCGCAAGAGTCGCAGGGGGTTGGCGTCAATACCGGCACGCTAACGACGACGGGCGGCGGCGAGGCACTGGGCGCCTTTGAGCTCGATGCCGACGTGCTCGGCACGGTGCGAATGGTCAGTAAGGATCTCGACCTAAAAGGGTATGACCCACACTCGTCGCTCAAGTTTACCAACAACACGGCCGGCGAGCCGTTCCGCATTAGGCGCACGCACCTGCAGTACAAGGTGATTGGCCGACACAGAAAACCAAAGGCAGGTGTTTCTTAATGGCATTAATAACAAGCAACACAACGGCAGGTGGTGGCACTGCTCCAAAGAAAAAGCCAGGAGTGTTTGACACCTTTTTTTCAGCCATTGATGAATGGGACGAGGGTGGAGGTGATTGGCGTAAGGTCGGCGACATATTCAATGCTGTGCATTCCGTTGGTGGGAGTATTTCTGGCGATACTCTGATGAAGGTGAACAAGCTACAGAATGAAAATTTAGGCATTGGTGACAATGACCTGACTATGACTAATGGTAGAGTCAAGAGTGGTGTATCTTCGACAGGCGGCGACGGTAGCGCAACGGAC